AGCTTGTAGTAATTTTACATAAAATTAAAATAAATTTACATTCTGTTTATTGTAATTACTACACGCAAGTAGTAATATAGATAATATAACAACGCCGATGTAGTAATAATGATGTAGAAACAACAGAGTGGAAAGGAGGTATTTAGATGAAAAATATTGGTCAAAACATTAAAAAGCAAAGATTGAGAAAAAAATTATCTCAAACTGAATTAGCAAATAAAACCAATTTAACTCAAAACACGATTTATAGAATTGAAAGAAATTTGCACGTACCTACTACTCAAACTTTATATAAAATAGCAAAAGTTCTGAACGTAACCATTGACGAGTTATTTCATCCTAAAGAACTAACAAAATAATAACAGAAAACAAGGAGGCAGAAACATGGATATAAAAGAAAATGCTTTTTACACTAATAAGGATTCTGGAAGGAGCTACAAAGTCATAACAGTTGTTATGGACAAAACAGAAGATTTAGAAAAGGTACTATACGAAGATCATGAAGGTGAGCAATACACAAGAAGCGTAAAAGATTTTGTAAGTAAGTTTGAATACAACGAATACAAAACAGAACAATTCAGAATTTTAGAAAAATTAAATTTCTTAGAACAAGAATTTAAAAATGAAATGGAAGAAATAAGAATCAAGAAGCTTACTTTAGAAGAAGTAGAAAACCAACAAATAAAGAACCTGGCAATAATAAGACAAGATATTGAAAACATAGAAAGGTATTTAGGAAAAAGGCTTGAAGTCAAGGGGGAATTCTAATGAACAACTTAGATCTTTTTAAAAATCAACAAATTATACCTTTAAAAGAAAATGAAGATGGAGAAGTTTTAGTAAGTGCAAGAGATTTACATGAATTTTTAGAAATAAAGACTCATTTCAAAGATTGGTTTCCAAGAATGTGTGGTTATGGTTTTGAAGAAAATGAAGATTATACCCCGCTCATTTTTGAGCACCCCTTAAACAAACAACCAACTAAAGATTATGTAATGAAAATAGATATGGCAAAAGAAATAGCAATGATCCAAAGAAGTTATAAAGGGAAAATGGCAAGAAAATATTTTATCGAAGTAGAAAAAGCTTGGAATAGTCCAGAAATGATAATGAAAAGAGCTCTTGAAATAGCAAATAAGAAAGTACAAAAATTATCTTATGAGCTAGAAGAAGCAAAACCAAAGATACTTTTTGCGGATAGTGTTTCAGCTTCAAAAGACTCAATATTAATAAGAGATTTTGCTAAAACCTTAAAACAAAACGGTATAAACACAGGCGAAAAAAGACTTTTTGAATGGATGAGAAACAATGGTTATTTGATTAGGGCTAAAGGTAGAGATTATAACACACCTACTCAGAAATCCATGGATTTAGAACTTTTTGAGATAAAAAGAACGCCAATTAATAGATCAGAAGGAATTATTATCAAAAAAACACCATTATTAACTGGAAAAGGTCAAAACTATTTTGTAAAAAAATTCTTATATGAAATGGAGGGAGTTAAATGATTGAAAATAGAGAAAACGTTATATCAGCTTTTTTAATAAACACTGGTAAAACAAAAGAAATCATTGAACAAAACGCTAAAAGGAGGGTTGAAAATGAACACAAGAGGGATAAGAGTAACAGTTCCAATCATTCATTTAGTCGAAGAAAACTGCAACAGCATAGCAAGCAGTTTTATTCAGAGAAAAAATCTCGAGAAATTTCAACTCCTTGAAGAATCGGAAAATGAGCTTAAAACTTTTATGGATTGTTTGCTAAAAGAATTCAACAAATTAAGCAGAGACAAGATAAAACGAGAAATCAAATATGTGTATGATCAACTTTTATTCTTAGACAAAAAGCAAGATGAAATAATAGCAAGTGTTTTAAATTTAAGCATGTATATAGGAAAGATAAACAAAGATAGTAACGGACTTTTAAAACGATACGACGTGAAAGGTAATTACAAAGAACATGCAAAGATTTATGAGAAACCAACGCGAAATCAATTATTACTTTATGAGGAGGTTGAAGAGTATGACAGTAAAAGAAAAGCCCACTGCGGTAACAGTGGACGATAGATTAAAACAATTTAATGAAACTTACAGAGCGGCTCTGCTCTGCGAAGCTATTAACTCTTCTAACAATAAAGATTATAACACAAAAGATCCTAAAGAAATATTTAAAAAACTTTACAAATACTATGGAGGTGCAAAATGAGGATTGAATTGAAAAAGATTAAATTAGAAAACTTTAAGGGAATTAAAAAACTTGAGATAGATTTCAGTAAAAGAACGGACATTTCAGGGCAAAATGCGACTGGTAAAACAACTATCTTCGACGCTTTTACATGGTTGCTTTTCGATAAAGACTCAACAGACAGAAAATCTTTTGGAATAAAAACATTAGATTCAAACAATAACGAAATCCATGGATTAGAACACTCAGTTGAATGTGAGCTTGCCGTAGACGGTGAAATTTTGAGCCTGAGGAAAGTTTATAAGGAGAAATGGACAAAGAAACGGGGTGAAGAAAATGAAGAGCTTACAGGTCATACTACGGACTATTACAGAGATGATGTTCCAGTGAAGATGAAGGAATACAACGATACAGTCAACCAAATCATAGATGAGAACATATTTAAACTTGTTACCAACCCGCTTTATTTTAACCAGAATCTACACTGGAAAGAAAGAAGAGATCTTCTGTTAGAAATTTCTGGCGACGTAAGCACAGAAGATATTCTAAACTCAAAAGCAAAGTTAAAACCTTTAGAGAAACTTTTAGAAAAGAAAAACATTGAAGATTTACAAAAGAGCTTGAACCACAAAAAGAAAATGATAAATGATGAATTAGATAAGATTCCAATCAGAATAGATGAAGCAATGAAATCTTTAGAAGAATACGACATTGATTTTGAAGCAGTTGAGAAAGAGATAGAAAGCAAAGAAAAAGAAATAGAAGCAATCGAAAAACAGATTAATGATGAAAGTCAAAAAGATAAAGAAATTAGCGAATTAAAATCAAGAAAATACAAATTAGAAATTGAATTAAACCAAATTAGACATCAAAAACAATTGAAAGCAGATGAACCGTTAAGAGAACTTCAAGAAGCACTTAGAAACAAAGAGTATGAAATCAAAGAAGTAAAACAAGATATAAAAAATATTCAATCTTCTTTGGAAAGAGAAGAACAAAACAGGAAAATGAACGAAGAAACGATTAAATCCTTAAATGAAGAAATAAAAGAACTCGAAAAGGAAACACAAGAACTTAGAGAAGAATATAAAAAAATTGTTGGATCAGAATTAACCATAGATGAAAATGAGTTTATTTGTCCAACCTGTGGACAATCATTGCCAGAAGATAAAAAAGAAGAAAAGATAGAAGAAATGAAGATTAATTTTAATACTGAAAAAGATAAAAAAATTGCAAAAATAAAACAAAAAGGAACATCAAACAACAAAAAGATAGAAGCAAAAAGAGAACAGATACAGAAATTAGAAAACGTTAAAGAGACAGATACTCAAGAATTACCAAAACTAAACGAGAAGTTAGATCAACTCTTAGAAGGAAAAAGAAAACTTGAGAAACATATAGAAGATTTCAAACCTTCCACAGAAGAAACAGAAGCAGAAAAGAAACTTAAAAAATCAATCGAACATTTAGAAGAAAAAATTAAAAATACTCAAGAAGTAGATACTACAGAGTTAAAGGAAAAGAAAAAAGAATTAATTAGAGAACAAGATCAATTAAAAGAGAAATTATCTTACAGAAATCAGCAGAAAAAGATCCAGGAAAGAATCAAGGAACTTAGAGAACAGGAAGCAAAGCTAAACAAAGAATATTCTAACTTAGAAAAATACGAAAATCTTACAGATGAATTCATAACCACAAAGGTGAATATTTTAGAACAAAAAATAAACTCAAGATTCAAAAATACAAGATTCAAACTTTTTGAAAGACAAATAAACGGTGGGATAAAAGAAACATGTTCAACTCTTATAAATGGAGTTCCTTTTGAAGACGCAAATAACGCTGGAAAGATACAGTCAGGAATAGACATTATAAATGTTCTTAGTGATTACTATAAGATTCAAGCACCTATATTCATAGACAATAGAGAATCGGTTAACGAAATACCAGAAACAGATAATCAAATAATTAATTTAATAGTAACTACAGATAAAAAATTAAAAATAGAAAACAGAGAATTTGAGGAGGTTAAATAATGAGTCAAATAGAAGTAAAAAGAAAAAATGAAATAGAAGAAAGTGGAGATCATAAAACATGGGTTGAAGCGATTACTTCTAAAATATCAGAGTTAGAAAATAAAGAAGGCTTTAGTGTTCCTAAGAACTACTCTGTAGCAAATGCTGTGAAATCAGCTTACTACAAACTCATAACAGCAAAAACTAAAGACAAACAACCCGTTTTAAAAGTTTGTGATAAAAAATCTATTGTTAATGCTCTTATGGATATGGCCATACAAGGTTTAAGCCCAGCAAAAAATCAGTGTTATTTTATTCCCTATGGAAAAGAATTACAGTTACAAAGAAGTTATTTTGGAACTGTAGCTGCGGTTAAAAGAATGAGCAATGTAGAAAATGTATACGCAACTATAGTTTATGAAGATGACAAATTTAAATTTGGAATAAACCCAGAAACAGGAATATATGAAATTTTAGAACATGAGCAATCTTTAGAAAACATTGACATAAATAAAATAAAGGGAGCTTACGCAGTAGTAGTTACTTCTGATGATTCACCAAACTACGTTGAAATAATGAGTATTGCTCAAATAAAACAAGCGTGGGGTCAAGGAATGATGAACGGAAACTCTAAAGCACATCAGAATTTTACAGACCAAATGGCTAAAAAAACTGTAATAAATCGTGCATGTAAGATGTTTGTCAACACTTCAGATGACAGTGATTTGCTTGTCGAATCGTTCAACAATACAACAGAGAATGAATATAAAGAATACGACGAAGATCAAGAAGTAAAGGAAGAAATCAAAGAAGCACCAAAAAAGACCATAAAATTTGAACAAAAGCCAAAAGAAAATAAATTGATAAAAGAAGTTCAAAAACAATCCGACAACAAACAACCGAGTCTTGAAGATGTACCATTTTAAAATTTCAGTTATCGGATCTACTTCCCGGGGAAATTGCTATCTCTTAAAAGGGGATAGCGAAACCCTTATTATCGAAGCTGGAATGAGGTTTTCAGAAGTACAGGAAAGCATGAACTATGAAATAGAAAACATTGTCGGTTGTTTGGTTTCTCATGCACATAGAGACCATAGTAAGTACACAAAAGAATTTATTAAATATGGGATAGATTGTTATATGACACCAGAAACATCAAAGAAATTAGGACTTAAGCACCACAGAATTCATAACATACAAACAGAAGAGATATTCAAAGTAGGGAACTTTGAAATAATAGCTTTTCCAACAAAGCATGACTGTGATGGATCAGTTGGATTTTTAATCAGGCACGAATATTTAGGAACTCTTTTATTTGCTACTGATACTTATTACATAGATTATCAATTTGAAGGTTTGAACCACATTCTTATTGAAGCTAACTACGATAAACAAATTTTAGCAGACAACATAATTGATGGAAAGATACCTCAAGTAGTAGCAAAAAGAGTAAGAAAGAGTCATTTTGAAATAGATAATTTGAAAGATTTTCTTATAAATTCAGACTTGTCTCAAGTTAAAGAAATAGTGCTTTTGCATTTATCAGACGGAAATAGCAATGCTAAAGTATTTCAAAAAAAGATAAGTGAAGCGACTTTTATAACAACGTACGTAGCGGATTCGAACATGGAAATCATTTTACCCCCAGTAGAGTGAAGTAACACCCCTTTGAAAGTCTCTCGGGGGACTAATCCACCCCCGAGAATTTTTATAAACAAGGAGGATTATTGATGAATGAACAACCTAATTATTATGCAATTTTAACCTCAAATGTAAGGTATGATTTAGAGCTAAAACCAAATGAAAAATTATTATTTGCTGAAATAACAGCACTATCAAATAAAAATGGATTTTGTAATGCTTCTAATGGTTATTTTGGTGACCTCTATGGAGTAAGGAAAGATACAGTAAGCAAATGGATTAAACATTTAAGAGATAGAGGATATTTAGAAGTAGAAATTATACGAGATGAATTTAAAAGAATCGTTGGTCGAAAAATCTACCCTATTGGGGAAAAAGCCAATACCCTATTGGATAAAAACCCAAGAGGTATAGATAAAAAAGCCAAAGGTAATAATACAAGTAATAATAATACAAGTAATAATAAAACTATTGTCGAGTATGAAGAAATTGTTAACTACTTAAATGAAAAATCAGATAAGAATTATAAGTCTACTACAGAAAAAACAAGAAGTTTTATAAGAGCAAGAACTAAAGAAGGATTTACTATAGAAGATTTTAAAACAGTTATAGATAAAAAATGCAAACAATGGAAAGATGATCCAAAAATGAACAGGTATTTAAGACCAGAGACTTTGTTCTCTGCAAAATTCGAAGGATATCTGAATGAGGAGGTTAGCAATGGAACATATCAAAGAAGTAATAAAGAAAAAGAATATCAAAACCTCATCAACCCAGCAGGGGAAAGATATACCCCACAAGCAAGACAAGCAGCAAAAGAAGACAAAGAGTTACTGCGAAAACTGTCAGATGAAGGAAAACTGTGAAAACGGTTTTATTTATAACCCAGAGAATAGATCATATAGAGAGTGTCCAATACATAAAAAAATAAGAGAAAGACAAGAAGCTGTTAGAACTCTTCAAGTTGAATTACCGAAAAAATTCTGGAATAAATCATTTAAAAATTTTGAAACAAAAAACAAAGAGTTAAAAGAATTCAAAGAAACAGCTATTAAATATGCAAAAGCTAAAGCTTGGAATAATGGATCTTCTCTTTTTATAAACGGTAACTATGGAACTGGTAAAACTCATATAGCTGCTGCTATAACAAGACAAGCTATATATCAAGGTCAAAGCGTCTTATTTTTGACAGGTAGCAGACTCACTGGAACTATAGAAGAAATTAGAGATAAATTCAAAAAGATGAAGAACCTGGACTTAATTATCTTAGATGATTTAGGGGAAGAAATCAAAAATAAAATAATTTTGAACGAAATATTCTCTCTTATAAACCACAGATATGAAGCTGAAAAAGGCTTTATTATTACTACAAACAAGAGTCCAGAAGAATTTGAATCGCAGTTAATCGGTGGAAGAACATTTGACCGTATCTATGAAAGAAGCTTGATTATAACGCTTGAAGAAACAAAGAGCATGAGAAAACAAAAAAGGGAAAAATACCTAGAATGGCTAAACGAGGTGAAGCATGAAGATAAGTAGAGATGAACGAAGATTATTAAAAGAAGCAATATCTTTTTATGCGAGACAAACAAGCCAACATATCAATGAAATCAATAGTGGAATATACAAAAAAGATTTACCAGATGACGAAATAACAGTTGATGCAGTTAATAAATTAAAGAATAAATATGAAAGACTGTGGAAGCTTAATCAAAGAATAGGGGAGGCTGATGAAATTGTTTCAGAAGATGTCAACGCTGTGGTAGGAAACTAACAGATCCAGAGAGCCAAGAAAGAGGATACGGTCCAAAATGCTACAAACTATTAGGAAAGAAGCACAAAGGAATAGCAGAAGAACAATTGATGCTGTTTAATAAAAAAACTCTCGAAAGCCAAGATGGCAATCAAGAGCAAGACAATTAGATTATATCACAAATGAGGTGGTTTGATGACATGGTTTATCTTAATAGGGTTAGGGATATTATATTTCATAGCTTTTAGATTCATGCAGTTTGCAGGAGAACATAGCAATTATGAGCGGCAAATGGAAGATGAATATCAAATTCAGTTTTTAAAAGAAAAGAAGAGAAAAAAAGAGCAGAAGATTAATGATCATTTACATTTTTTAAGACACGGTTATATTAAACGAAATTAAAAATTTTTTGGAGGTAATAAAATGTGGTATATAAAAATTCTTGATGATAAAGGAAAACTTAAACAAAAAGGACCTTTCAGACATTATAAATTTGCTGAAGATTTAGCAAAACGTATTGCTGAAAGAGATGATATCAAAAGAACTTATTTGGTTAGGAGAGAGACAAAAATGAAAGTTTAAACATATCCCCAGCAAATTCTAATAAAAGGCAGGTGAGAAACTCCTCCTTTAAGCTATATATACGCAGACTGATCAGTCAATTTCCCCGAGCTGGGCGGGGATTTTAGGAGGGTATTATGTCGTATGGAACTTTATTAAGATATCCAGGCAGCAAATGGAAGGTATCAAAAGAGATAATAAAATTGTTTCCACATCATAAAGTTTACTTAGAGCCTTTTTTTGGCAGTGGAGCAATATTTTTTAATAAACCGCAAGTTAGATTAGAAACTATAAACGACAAAGACAACGAAGTAGTTAACCTTTTTAAAGTAATAAGAGATCACCCAAACGACATGGCCAACAAAATAAATTACACACCTTATTCACGCGAAGAGTACATGAAAAGCTATGAACACTCAGATAACGAGATAGAAAAAGCAAGAAGATTTTTAGTTAGAATGTGGCAAGCATATGGTCCGAAAACAAATGGTAGTAACCCTGGTTGGGGTAGGTCAATTAAATATGAAGGTCCAAACCGGCCATATCAATGGAGTAAAGTTCCAGGAATAATTTTAAAAATAACAGACAGACTTAAAAGAACACAAATAGAAAACAAAGATGCAACTGAGTTAATACAAGAATATGATGTTCCAGATAGTCTAATCTATTTAGATCCACCATATTTGCTTAATACAAGAAATGCAAAAGTCACTATGTATAAACACGAATACAATACAGAAGATCATGAGAAATTATTAAATGTTATTAGCAATTTAAAACATGCAAAGATAGTTATTTCAAGCTACGAAAACGATTTATACGAAAATTATTTAAAAGAATGGAATAAAGAAGAATTTAACTCTTATTCTATAGCTGGAAGTTTAAGGAAAGAAGTTGTTTATTTTAACTATAGAAATAAAAATAAACTTTTTTAGGAGGTAAATATGAAAAATTTTTATAAATTAAACGAAAAAGGGGATAAAAAATGACAAAGCAAGAATTTACAAAAAAATTATTAAATTAATGACTGAAAATAATAAATAATTTTTAATTATAGACAGTTTACAAAAATTGAGGAGGTAAACCTTATGAAAATGAAAGAAATTGAGAAAACTTTGGAGGAATTAGACAATATAATGTTAGATATTAAAAAACAAGAAAAATTTAAAAATGCTGAATTGATTGATTTGAAAGAAATGAAATATGATTTGGTTTCGCATGTAGAAACTATAAATACGATAATTCAAAATAATAAAATGGAAGGAAGATGAATAATGGCAAATTATGATTATGATATATGGAATACTGGCATATGGGTTTTCAATGCTAATAAATATACTAAAGAAGACGCTAAAGCTTTATGGATAATAGGAATAGATGAAAATGACATTTTTACAAATGAAGAAATACAAATAGTATCAAATGCACAACCACCAGAACCAGAAAAATATTATGCAAGATATTTTCCAGTTCCTCCAGACTCCGTAGATGGAAGTGATTTTGATGGTGGTTGTTATGCTTTAACGACAACAGCTGCTGCAAGAAAGAAAAAACTTGGGGAATTTGAAGTTTGGGTAATTGAATCCCATGGTGATTTCCTAGACAGAATATTAGGAGATGACAATAATGTCAATAGCATATAATAAAATAATTCTTATTGGAAGATTAACAAGAGATCCAGAAATTAGGTCAACTGTTAGTGGTTCAAATGTAGCTAATTTTTCATTGGCTGTTGATAGGCAGTCTAAGAATAACAATGACGTTGATTTTATCAATATAGTTGCTTTTGGAAGACAAGCTGATTTTGCAAGTAACTATCTTTCTAAAGGAAAGCTCATTCTTGTTGAAGGACAATTAAGAATTAACAAATGGACAGATAGAAATGATGTAAAAAGAGAAACAGCTGAAGTATGGGCTAACAGAATGGCTTTTATGGAAACTAAAAAGGCTCAAAATCAAAATACTCAACAACCAACTCACAATCAAGAAGAATATACTGACGAAATGCCTGGATTTGATGAAGATCCATTCGAAGATATAGAAAGTAATTTAACAAGTGACAATATAAATATAACTGGTGGTGAGTAATTTGAAAGTATTAGATAAAGGATTTGTAAAACTTGTAGATGTTTGGGGCAATGAACTAAAGATAGCAAAAATAGCAGGAATTTCATTTAATAATGAAGATCCAGACGTTGAAAAAGTTATTAAACAAATAATAAAACATCCTTGTTTTGGGACTCCATTTGAACATGCAGGTATGAGTATTAGGGTTAAAGCTCCTATTTTTGTTTTAAGGCAATGGATGAGGCAAAGACATCTTAGTTACAACGAACAAAGTGGAAGATATACAAAGTTAGCACAAGAGTTTTATTTACCAGAAGAAGATGAAGATATCAAAATAACTTATCAGCAAAGCTACAACAAAGCGTTTGATACTTACAAAACACTTTTAGAAAAAGGAGTTAAGAAAGAAAAAGCAAGAGCAGTTCTACCAGTAGCAACTTATTCAGAAGTATTTATTTCGGGAAATTTAAGAGCGTGGTTGCATTTTATTAAACTAAGAAAAGATCCGCACGCTCAATGGGAAATAAGGCAATATGCGAAGGTAATTTATACACTTATAAGAGAGTATTTTCCAGAAACAATTAAAGCTTATGAGGTGATGAAAGATGATATTCGTTGATGTTCAAGAAGACAGTGTAAATGCAATGGATAGGGAAGAACTCTCTATCCTTGCAGCTAACAAAGGACAGCTTGTAGACGAGTTCGGAAAACCTGGGTTATACATGGACGACAATTTTAGAGTTTTAAATTATGGAAGATATTCAAAAAGACAACAACAAAGAGAATTAATGAAAAAGAAAAATAGATTATCTAGGCAAAACGAAAGGATAATAAAGGCAATTCAAAAAGAAACTAACATGCACAGATATGATGTAGTAAGATTTTTGCTGACTTATAAAAATGCTTTAAGAAAAGAATTCATGAACGATCAGTTTTTTTATAAGCTAACAGATAATGAAGTTAAAAAGCTAATATTTTTTATAAAAGAAAAGCCTTATTTAAGAGTTTTGCTAAGGTATAAAGAACTTAACGAAGCAAAGGAATACGCAGATACTCATATCACTCAGCACGAAATCGTAGGATATGATGAAGTAACTTCTTATAGACAATTCCAGATAAGGAACGCTCATAAAACAGAGAAAATCGGAGGAACAAACTTTTATCCAATTTCAGAAAAAGAAAAAATTGAATCTAAAATAAGGGAGTGGTTAAAATAACAATTTACTTTGAAAATAAAGAACTTAGAACAGAAAAGAAATATTTTGATGATGCTGGAATTGATTTGAAAGCTAAGGAGAAAATTACTATTCAACCTGGAGAAATTGTGGCAGTGCCAACAGGGGTAACTTCTGTTTTAGATGAAGGAACTTATGGCCAAGTAGTTGGAAGATCCTCGATGAATTTAAAAGGGATTGATTGTAAAATTGGAACTATTGATGCTTCTTATAGAGGTGAAATTAAAGTAGTTTTGCATAACTTAAATAAAGAACCGGTTATTATAGAAAAGTATGACAGAATAGCTCAAATGATAATCAAAAATTGTCATTTAGACTATAAGGAAATAATAGGAGTTGCACCTTCTGATACTGAAAGGGGGTCAAATGGATTTGGCAGTACAGGAAGATAGAATAAGCTCAAAGGAATACAGAAAATTAATATCAAATAAGAAGAAAAGAAAGTACAGAAATAAGATAGTAACTCTCGATGGACACAAATTTGACAGTCAGAAAGAAGCACAATACTACGCAGAGTTAAAGATTTTAAAATCTAAAGGAATAGTTAAAAAAATAGAATTACAGCCGAAGTTTTTACTACAGGAAGGATTTACGAAAAATGGTGAAAGGCACAGAGCAATAAACTATATAGCAGATTTTAGAATAACTTACGCAGATGGATCTATCGAGATAGTAGACGTAAAAGGAACTAAGACTAATGTCTATAAGCTGAAAAAGAAGTTGTTTGAGAAGAAGTATCCAGAGCTTACTATTAAGGAGGTGTAAGGATATATAAAATAATAAAAATGTTCGAAAGTCTACAAGGTAAGTATAATCTTTGGAGTGTATTTACTGATTGGCTTGAAATGGCTTCAATTACTTTTGAAAATATAATTTTAAAAGATCCAGAAAAAGAAAAAAGGTATCTTGAAATTTATAATAAATATTCTAAAAAAGAACAAGAGATTTTTCCTAAGATTTTGGGTGAGTTAATAATGGCATTTGATAAAGAATACGAAGATCATCTAGGTAAGATTTATATGGAAATGTCAATATATAACAAAGGAACAGGACAATTTTTTACACCATATAATCTAAGCAAATTAACCGCTCAATTAGTAGGAATAGAAGAAAAAGCTACAATCACTATAGATGAACCAGCTGTAGGTAGTGGAGGAATGGTTATCGCATACGCAGAACATTTACTAAAAAAAGGAATAAACCCTCAAAGTCGGTTAATCATATCAGCTTCAGATAAAGATATTAATTGTGTAAGAATGTCACATATACAGCTATCTATTTTAGGACTTAGAGCTAAAATTTTTCATAGAGATACATTAGCAATGAATACATGGAAAGTTATATATACTCCTTTTTATTATGCACCAGCTAGTAGTTACACAAAAAGAAAAGAACCAGAAACAAATAAAGAGGGAGTGTATAAATTATTTCAAGAGGTGGGATAGAATGAATAAAAAAGAAATAAAAGAAGAGCTTAGACATTTGCACGAAATGATAGAAACAATACTTAAGACAGATAGATTAGCAACAAATAAAATAAAAGATTTAGAAAAAACTCAAGAGTTAATTAATGAAGATATAAGCGAACTCATAGAACATATAAAAGATTTAGAAAAAGAAAAAGTGGATTTAGATTTCATTCCTGGACACATATACTATGGAACTGTTGCCGATAATGAAAAAATGTATTCACACAATATTTTTTATTGTTTTAAACAAGATGGTGAGAAAAAACTTATAACAAAAGATGGGAGAATTTTTAATATAAAAACATCTAATTTTACAGGGATACAAAATATAACTTCTGATACACAAAAAGAAATTATAGATAGAATAAATGATAGAGATAGAAGAATAGAAGAACAAGGCATTTTACACAATAAGATAGAAGATCAAAAATAAAAAATCCTCCCTGCTAGCCCCAGGGAGGAAAAAGAAACAACTTAACCTAATAAATTATATCACAGGAGGTTAAGACATGCCAGTTTTATTATACTTTGAAAAAAGAGAAATTGAACAAATGCTTCAAAGATATAAACCGAGCCTTCAAAAGATCATGCAAAGGCCACTTAATTTGTATATGGCAAATCATGAGATACAAATAGAAAGCTTTATTCCTGGTGGGATAGATAAACCAACAACAGGGAAACCAAAAGATTTTGAGTCAATGCTTAAAGAAGGATATAGCAAGGAATTAGTTGACTCTATTGCTATTTACTCACTCGTAGAAGAGTGGATGAAGATACTTAAAAGTCATGAAAGAGAAGTTTTGTTTCACCGATATATTAATCATGATTTTGAAATAAAAGGTAAGAGATATAAATGTTTATCTTTAAGGGAAACAGCACAAAAAATGAATATCTCTAAATCTTCTGTGGAGAATTACGAAAGAGAAGCAATCAAGAAGATAGAGATATACAACGCTTAGGAGGAATAATTATGGAAGAACAAAAGTTAAAGCTAGGTGATTTAGTGCGATGCATAAGTTTTCAAGATGATTATAATACAGAAATTGGTAGAATAGTAGGGAAGCATAAAAGCGGAAGACAATGGGAAGTAAAGTTATTTAATCATGCTTTTACCAAACATTTTTTTACCGAAAAATTAGAAAAGATAACTAAAAAACAAGCAATCAAAGAATTAGGTCTATAATTTGACTGATTTGGACAAAATATGGTATAATTTGATAAGATGCATACAGTATGTGGAGAGCCGACTAAAAAATCGGCTCTTTTTTAATGGTAACAAACCTCGGCCATCACTTGAAAAAGTGGTACCATGATTATTCATGGGGATGGATCCGAGGTTTTTTATTAGGGGGATAGATATGAAACCAATACCAAAACCAATACATGATTATGTTTGGCAAAGAGATGGTGGTCGTTGCCGTTTTTGTGGATTAGAGGGTGAACACGTTCATCATATATATTCCAGGTATTCTCAAATTCCTGCACATTTAAAAATACAAGAAACGATTAACAACAATCACCCAGACAACTTAATTCTCTTATGTTCAAAACATCATTTTCGTGTTCATAACGGGAATATAGTTTATGATAAAGTGAAAGAAATTGAAATAAGCAGGCAGAGAGCTAAGTTGGTTAAAACAACAACAAAATTAATAGAGTGTCTTATAAAAAATAAAAGCAAATTAGCTAAATAGTCAAAGCATGTGAGACTTTTTTCTCTTTTACGATAAATTAACCACATAATAATAACGATTGAAATATGAGCCTCTGAGAGGGAGGTGCGATATGGATAAAAATAATATAGAGTTTTCGGCAATTATAGCTCCGATTCAAACAGGTATAACTATAGGACTTGATGGAGCAAGAATAAAGTTAGATATACCCGAAAGTGAAAGTGCAGCTTATCATAAACTTTCTGCTTTTGGAAGAGGAAAAATACTCAAGGTTAAGATAGAAATTGTTGAAGATCAGCAAGATAATGGTTGGTAAGAAACTGTTAAGGAATAACATAACACTGTTAAATATAACATATCATAACGGAAAATATAAGGAGGTGATGACATGCCAAGAATATCTAAAATAGTGCAGTTTGAACTAGAAAACGAGGTGTTAAGTTTAGCATCACAAGGTATGTCATCAAGAGAAATTTCAAAAGAGATAAAAAAGAAAGAGAATAAAAATATTTCTTATGTTGCTATAAATAAATTTTTACAAGAGACAAGAGAAGAGAGAGCGGAGTCTAGTAAAAGAACAATACAAGAACATATTCAAAAAAGTATTCCAGATGATTTGCAAAACTTAGATGATATGAATAATAAACTTTTAGAATGGTTTAACGATGAAAATCTTAAAAAGTCTAGACGGCTTCAAGTATATAATTCCTTACTAAAAGGTATAGAACTAAAATTAAAACATTCTGGGGCAGAAGAGAACACTGTAGATGATGTTTTAGATAAGATTAGATCTAAGTGGGGATTAGATAAATGACACTTGAAGGCAAGAAACAATATTTAAAAGATATAGGAGCTAACTTGCATGATGGTGGACAAATAGACGCTTTCTTTTCAGAAGCAAGATTTAAAGTTCTCGACAATGGCAGACGTTGGGGAAAATCTTTATATGCTTCAATAGAAGCTATACCTTATGCTTTCATGAAAAATAAAATGGTTTGGATTGTAGCTCCTACTTATGAACTAACAAAAAAGGTTTTTAGAGAAATATATAACTACATTAACCCCAGAGAATTTATATGGAAAAAAAAGGGTAGATGCACTATGTCGAAGAGTGAGCTGTTTATTGAAACTAATACAGGCACTCAATTCGTAGGAAAATCAGCAGATAACCCTAAATCACTCGTTGGTGAAGGTGTTGATTTGCTAATAATTGATGAAGCTGCAATGATTCCAGAGAAAATATGGACTGAATCTTTAAGGCCAACACTAACAGATAAAAAAGGTAGAGCTATTATTATTTCTACTCCTAAAGGTAAAAACTGGTTTTTTCATTTATATACAAGAGGTCAAGATCAGTTATTTGAAAATTATGTTAGTTGGAAACATCCAACTTGGCATAACCCTTTTATAGATTCAAAAGAAATAGATGAAGCAAGAGGGTCATTACCAGAGAGAATATTTCAGCAAGAATATGAAGCAGAATTTTTAGACGATACTGGTGGAGTTTTCAGAGGAGTTAGAAAGAACATAAGAAAAACATTGAGAGAAGCTAAACCAGGAGAACATTTTTTTATTGGTGTCGATTTGGCTAAATACATGGATTTTACAGTGATAACTGTTCTTGATGAGCTTGGTAACCTTGTTTATTTTGATAGATTTAATCAAGTAGATTGGAGCTTACAAAAACAAAGAATTAAAAGTGTATATAAGCAATATCCTGGAAAAATAACTATAGATTCTACAGGTGTTGGAGATCCTATTTATGAAGATTTAAGGAATGAAAGAATTAATATTGATTCTTTTAAGTTTAACAATAGCAGTAAAACGGATTTAATAAACAATCTTTCAATATCTATAGAACAGAACAAGATACATTATGAAGATATACCTGTTTTAATTAATGAATTAGAGATATATGCTTATGAACTAACCCCTTCAAGAAACTTAAAAATGAATGCTCCAGCAGGATATCATGATGATTGTGTTATTTCTCTTGCTTTAGCTGAATGGGGAAGAAGTAATATATCTATGTATTCAGAAGAGGAAATAGAATGGTGAGGTGATTAAATGAGATATCACGATACGATAGATAATAAGTTACTTTTAGAGTTATATAAAGATGAATTTGAGTATGATGATAAAAGTAATATAGCCCTTGTATATAACTATGTCCCTAAATTTATTCTGCTATCAATAGCTCTTACAATGCAGAAAAAACTACATTTAATAGGTGAAAAAGAAAAAGATAATCAAATAGAAGATATTTGGAAAATATGGGAACAAAATAATATGCAAACGCTTAAATATAAAATAGCTTTGCATTATTTTTTATTTAAGGAAGTAAATCTTGAAGCAGTTTGGGAAGGTGAAGATAAAATAACTGGAACAAGAATTATACTTCACGATCCAGACAGTGTAAAGATTGAAAAACTAGGGGATCAGATAATAAAAGTTACTATAAATTCTAAAGAATTAGATGAAAATGGTAAAACGGTTAATATAAAAAAGATTTTAACTAGAAATACAATTTCAATTCAAAGAGGGGAAGAAAATCCAGAAATTAAAGATAATTTATATGATTCAATACCTTTCGTTCATATCGAAAACTCTAACTATAGAATAAAAAGTTTAATAAGACTTCAAGATACAGAGAATAGGTATGAGGGATATTTAGATGCTCTTTTTGATTTACATGCCGATCCAATTTTATTTGATGATTTAGGTGAAGCATTTAGAGCTAAAGAATTGAAAAAAGAAACTTCTATAAAAATAAGTAATGACAAAACAAAGATTAGAAAGTTCTTGCATTATCCTCGAGATAGTAAAGGTGCGAGCATGCTTGAAAGCAATGGAGCTATGGCTCAAAGAATTCAAGAACAACAAGATAAAATATGGGATAAAATTAAAAGGTTATACCCAGAAATAGTCTTAATGGAAATGCTTCAATCTTCTGGTAATATAACTGGTGTTGGTTTGGATAAAAAATTAATTGAAATAACTACAAGTATTAATTATGCCCGAGGAGAAATAAAGAACGCTCTTGAAGAATTAAATGAACTTATAGGATGGTTAGTAAATAACAATAAAAGTAAAACTCAGATAGATTTCGAGGATATTATTCCAAAATCTTTTAATGATATTATTCAAGAAGTTTCAAAAGCTACTGGGTTATTGTCTAAAGATTGGCAGTTAAATAGGTTAGAAAATAATGGAATAATAAATTCAGCTGAAGAGGAACTAAAAAAACAAAAAAAAGAAGTACAAGCTAACCCGATGGGTTGGTGATTAGATGACACAAGAAGAATTCTACGATAAATTTAATATGCAAAGAAGAGCGTTTTTGAATACATCTATAAAAAAGCTTGAAAAGAAATACAATAAAGAATATGAGAAACTTTTTAAAGAATTAAACTACAATATATCTCATAAAATATCTAAATATAAAGATGAAAACAATAATTACAGATCACTTCATCTAACAAAAATGAAAAAAGATATTGATGATGAGATAAGAAAATTTAACAAAGAATGGAATTTACAACATAAAGATTTATTAAAAAGAGCAAGTATAAAAGCATTAGAGGATACTAAAGCAATATATAAAAACTTTTCTCTTGATGTCTTAACTGAAAATGTGAAGTGGAACAAAAACATAATGGATTATCTCATTGCTTATAAGGCTCAAGATGGTTTAAAAATATCAGATAGATTATGGGGACACTCAAAACAAATAAGAGATAATCTAATTAATACTTTGCAAAAAAATATTTTAGCTGGTGAATCTGTATGGGATACAATGATGGAGTTAAAAAACAATCCTAATGTTGAAATACCAAAATATTTGAGAGAACAGTTTCACTTAATGGGAGATGAACAAATTCAAAAAACTGTTGACCTTTATACAGTCAAAAAAACAAATTACATGACAAGAAGATTAGTTGAGTCTGAAATTGAAAGAGCATACAGGACTACTAATCAGAAACTTGTTGAAGGAAAAGAGTGGATCAAAGGCTTAAAGTGGAATTTATCTTCAAAACACAAGCATGGTGAATATGACTGTGTATGTGAAGATAATTCGACAGCTAATGATTTCAAAATGGGAAAAGGAGTTTATCCTCCAAAATATTATCCGCCTGCTCCCGCACATCCTTGGTGTAAATGTTATGATTCTGAAGTTTTTAATGATGAAATAATACAAAAAATTGAGAATGTAGATTAATTCTCATTGAATTGATGCCATTGCCCTCCTTAGGAGCCCCTTTTATAGGGGCTTTTTTTAATGTTAGAGGGTAATTAATCATATTTCTTCAATAAATCTAATATAAAGGCAATTATAAAGAGGTTAAAAAATCAATATTATAGGAGGTAGTGAAAATGCCAGAAGAAAAAAGCGGAATGAATATCGATCTTCAACTTTTTGCAGAAGATGGAGAAGATAATCAAGAAAATAACGATTCAAGTAATCAAGATAACAATCAAGATAGTAAAAACAACCAAAATAACCAGGACAGTAACAAAAACAATGCAGATGATAACAAAAAAGATGAAAAAATAACAAAATTAGAAGAAAGATTAGAAAAAATGTCAAAGATTTTAGAAAATTTAACTCCAAAAGATGAAGAAAAGAAAGAAGATTCTAAGAAAAAAGATAATAAAGAAAAATCAGATGTTGAGAAAGAGTTAGAAAAACTTAAAAATGAAGTTAAAATGAAAGACCTTGAAAATATGGCTGAGAAAACATTAGTTAAAGAAGGACTTTCAGATCACATGGATTCACTTTTACCAATTGTTATGACTGATGATGCTGAAAAGATAACAGAAAATATTAAAACTCTTAAAACAATCATTGAAAAGTCAGCTCAAAAGAAAATTGATGACTTAAAAAAAGGTAAAGGAATTCAAGGTAATTCAGATTTATCAAAAGATCAAATTGATAAAGAAGTTGAAATGGCGTTGGGTGGAATTGGAGATTCTTCAAACTTAGATGATTTTTGGAAATAATTCGGAGGTGAAATTATATGTTAAATCAAACTGATTATGGATCAGTAGCAAATTTTTTGGCAAGTGAACATAAGATTGTTTTGGGTGGTACTATTGATTCTTCGTTAATTACAACAACAGATAAGTATCTAGAAGCAGGAACTGTTTTAGGAAAAGTGACAGCTACGGGTAAATTAGCTGTTTATGACGATACTCAAACAGATGGGAGAGAAACAGCTGTGGGAATATTAATGGAACCAGTAGTAGCAGAGGAAGATGTTATGGTTACATATATGGTTCATGGTGCAGTAATAGAAAGTAAATTGACAAGTTATGATGAAGCAGCTAAAACCGATTTACCACACATAATTTTCGTATAAGAGGTGAAGACTTATGAAGAATATCTATAATTTATTAGATTCAAAGAAATTTGTGGATCATGTAATGAACAGACCACAAAGAAATTATTTGGGAGCAGCAATATTTCCTTCTGAACCAACTGATTCATTAAGATTTGAATATCTAAAAGGTGCTAATGCTAACCCAGTAATGGGTAATGTAATAGCGTGGGGTAAAGAAGCTCCTATAAGAGGTAGAGATAATATGGCAACTATCTCTGGTAAAATCAACGCTATCAAATTAAAAATGAATCTTGGTGAGGAAAATATGATCAAATTATTCGAATCAAGAAATTCTGGTAGCAATATACCTCAATCAGTAATAAAGAAATATTTTGATGATGTAATTTACACATATGACGGTGTAGAAAACAAAATAGAATACTTAAGAATGCAAGCTCTTTGTAAAGGTATTCTTGACTATACTAATGATGGTTATCAGATCACCGTTGATTATTTAATGCCAACTGAAAACAAACCAACTGTATCTACATTATGGAGTGATGAAACAAATTCAAATCCAGAAGCAGATATTTTCACATGGATGACTATGATAAAAGAAAATGGCGGATTAGCACCTACAAAAGCTATAACTTCAACAAAAGTATTAAATCACATATTGAACAACGCAAACCTAAGAAAAGCTATTTTAGGAGTTAATTCAGATAGATTATTGACTCAGAAAGATTTAAACGCTTATTTTGGTTCAAAAGGTTATCCTCAAGTTACTACATATGATTTACGAGCCAGAGATTTAGATGGAAATGTAAAAAGGTTCTTTGACGAAGACAAATTTGTTATACTTCCTGGAAATGGGCAAGCTGGTAAAACATTAGTAGCTCCTACAGCTGAATCATTATCAACAACAATGAAAAAAGTTAAAACATTGAAAGGTATTACAGTAACTCAATGGGAAACTAATGATCCAGTTGATTTATGGACAAAGGCAGCAGGTGCTCAAATAGTAACCATGCCTTATGCAGAACAACAAGTTTCAGCAACTGTAATATAAATAATGCCGCCCTTAATGGGCGGTTAATTTTTTAGAGGAGGAAAAAACATGAAATATAAGGTATTAAAGCCAGTTACTTATAAAGGGAAAGTTGTAAATGAAGGAATAATTGAATTAGACAAAAATGAAGTAAGAGATACATTAGTTAAAAGAGGAGTTTTGGAAGAAATAAAAAAAAATGAAAACTCTGATGAAAATAAGTTGACTGTTGAACAGTTAGAAGAAAATACAGTTCCAGAATTAAAAGAAATAGCTGAAAAAAAGAAAGTTGAATTAAAGGCAAAAGATACTAAAGAGGAGATAATCAAAAAAATAAGCGAAGTGATTTAAAATGACAAATCTAGAAAAAATGAAAATAGAATTGAGAGATCAAAATGGAACTATATTTAATGATACTGAGTTAGAATCTTTTTTAATAGATAATTCTCTAAATAAAAATGATGAATATGTATTAGAAAACAAGCCTAAATTAATGCTTTCAGTTAGAGATGCTTTAAGAAGCTTGCTAAGAGATTGGAATGCAGCTCAAACTAAAATATCAGGGGATATGCAAGAAAGCTATAGTAAAGGTGGAATAGTATCAGAAATAGAGAAAATAGAGAGGACATATCTAAATGATTTAATAATTGGAGCGATGGAGTATGAAGATTGAACTTGTAGGTTCTAAAGACATACAAAAAAAGATAAAACAAATGAAGAAAAATGTTGGTCCAGAAAAAAGAAGAATTATGTTTGGTCAGGCAACAAGTTTACTTAAAAATTATCTCCAAAGATTATATGATCAAGAACTTGAAACTTCAAAAATAAAGAATAAATTATTTACTGAACAAAGTAGTGATAATGGAAAATTATATACAGACCAAATTCATGCAACTTTTCTTGAGTATGGAACAAAGCCTCATGATATTTTCCCAAAAAGAAAACAAGCTCTATCTTGGTATGTTGGACCAAAACCAAAACCTCAAGGTTATATGGGCGATTCAGGCAAATGGGCTGTAGCAAAACATGTAAGACATCCAGGAACGAAAGCAAGACATTTTTTTAAGAGAACTTTAGAAGACAACGAAAATAAAATCCTTGAAATATTTAAAAGAGGGATAGAAGATGTATAACGAATTATTAGATAAAATAAAAAATGATTTATCTGTTATAAAAAACAATGACATTTTAATATTTGACAAAGTAACTAAAGGAGCTACGAAATCGGATGATGATTTGAACGTAGCTTCTATTTTTTTAGCAAATTCAAACCACGGACAGTTAACTTCAAGGAGATATGAAACAGAGCCAACAATTAATTTAGTTTGTATTTTTAATAAAAAAAGAGATGATCTATCTCAAAATGAACTTTTTTTGCAAAGAAAGTATTCAGATATAGAAGTAATAGAAGATTATTTTAAACAAAATTTTGTACTAACAAATACAGAGTTTAGTGAAGATAATAATGGTTTATATGTAATGATAACATTCAAAACAAGTGAGGTGAAAGCAATATGAGTATAGGAACTGGTGCAAAGTCAGCAGTAACTATTGGGGAAGAAACTACTTTTGCTACCGAAGCAGAAGTTAAGTATAAAGTTCCATTTACTTCTGAAAGTCTTAATCATAGTGTAGAAACAAATCAATCAGAAGCATTGTTAGGAAACAGGGCTGTTAAATCTCTTGCTCCTGGAAAAGAAGGAGCTGAAGGTTCTATTGATTTGGAAGCTTATCCTGGTATTATGGGATTTTTGTTTTATTTAGCCCTAGGAAAATCTGTTGCTTATGATTCTAATAGTGATTCTACAGATGATTCAACAAAAATTATTCCTATTGGAATAACAGAGGATCTTCCTTCAGCAACTATAGAAGTAGATCATTCAGGAAATAAAATAAAATACACTGGTATGACAGTTAATTCATTGAGTTTTTCTGGAGCTGTAGGAGATATTCCAACTATGTCTGTAGATTTTACTGGTAAAGAAGAGATTATAGGAGCAGCTACTGTAAGTTCTACTCTCGTAGAACCAGGTGAGGATCCTTATTACTTTAAAGAATTAACTCTTTACAACGACGAATTTACAACCGTTGCTGATTTGTATTCATCTATTGATATAGAGATAAATAACAACATAGATGCAGATGATTATCGTTTAGACGGAACAGGAAAAAGAAAAAGTGTTACTGCTAATAAGTTAGAAGTTACTGGATCAGTAAACATTTATTTTGATTCTTCCGTTCTAACTAATGAATATAGCAAATACAAAAATTTTGAAGATGCTAAGATAGGTATTAAACTAGTAAAAGATACAGGCGAAGAATTACAGATATTTTTACCAAGAATAAAATTCACAGAAATGCCTCATGACATTGGTGGAGCAGATAAGATAAGTCTTAATGCTAATTTTACATCAATAACTCCAGCTTTAGGTGATGTTATTGAAGTTGTAGATAAAACTAACGATACAGGTACATATTAAGGAGGAATAGCAATGGCATTCATAATTGATACTAACAAAACTAAAAAAGTATATTTTGATGAAAAAATGGAAGTTTCAGAAAAGGAAACTAAAGATTATGTAGAAATTTTAGCAGAACCAAACATTGAAGTAGTAGAAGATATTAAAAAAGCAATCAAACCAAAAAACTTAAAAATAGCTAGAGATATGTCTATGGAAATGGAAATGTCAAGTCTTGGCCATATACCTTTGGAAATCGTTGCAAAAGTTGTAAAGGGTTGGAGTGAAGATGAACCTTTAAATTTAAACACTTTAAAAACAAAGGTACACTCAAAACTAATAAACAATCTTTGGAATGAGATACTCCACGAATATGGATTAGATCAACAAAATGATATTAAGTTTTAATGGAGTAAAAGTTTTATTCAAAGAAATTGATTTAAAGTCTTTAATGACAATAGAAAATGGAGGAAGGATTTATGAGATCCTTCCTTTTTTAATTTTAGAGTGGAGTATTGATAAAAAAATAAGTTTTAAAAATGTATTGAATTTAAGTCCTGAAGCAGCGGAAAGGATTTATAAAGAATCGAGAAAAGAATATGATTTATTAGAAAATATTGAAGAAAATATGTTATCTGGTTGGATAGCAAGTACTATAAAAAAGTCAGGTAATCAAAAAATATCTTTTAGAGGATTTGAAGATAAAGAAATTAAAGTAATTAAAGAATGTTTAAAAATAAAAAATACTCTATTTGATCACAGAGGAAATATGATTAGTTATCCAGAAAGAGGAGGATATTTAGAGCAGAATGCAAAATATATGTACTTTTTAAGGATTTATCAAGAACAATTGAAAATACATTATAACAATCTATCAAAAAGAAAAAAATAGGAGGTGGCTGATATGGCTAATGCAGCTACCATGAGTATTATTATAAATGCAAAAGATATGGCTTCAAAAACTATAGCTGGTATAGGTGGTTCTTTGAATAATCTACAAAAAACAGCTAATAGAGTTCAAAGAAGCTTTAATGATTTTAAAAATTCATATAATGAATTAGCAAGAGGTGCAGAAATAGCTTTAGGTGCAATAGGTGCAGCTGGTGGAGCTATATTCATGTTTTCTAAAAATACAGAAAAGGCTATGGCTAATGCTTCAACAATGTTTAATAAGACTGCAAAAGATTTTGAAAAATATTTAGGAAAAGATATATCGAAAATATCAATGCAATATGGTCAAAACTTAGAATCAATGTGGCAAGCAACATATGATTTAGGATCAGCTGGAATTACATTAGAAAATGTCCCTGCAGTATTACAAAAAGTTGCTAAAGCAGCGGTTGCAGGTAATACTGATACATCTACAGCATTTACAGGAGCTATAAAACAGATAAAAGCTTTTGGTTTAGAAATAAAAGACCTTGAAAGAGTTTTCGCTGTACAATTCCAAAGTGTTCAAAAAGGGTTACTCACTTATGAAGAGTTAGCTCAATCAATACCAGAAGTTGCAGCGACAGCTAGAACTCTTGGTGAAAATTGGGTTGATGCAACAGCAACTTTTGCAGAATTAACAAAATATATGCCTGATGCCTCTCAAGCGGCTAATGCTCTATCAAATGTATATAATGAATTGACAGAGAAATCAGAAAGTTTGAAAGAAGCGGGTATTGAATTATATAGAGACGGAAAATTTATTGGTTTTTCAAAAGTTTTAAGACAAATAACTTCTCAGATTGATGGAAAAACAAATGAAGAAGTTGCACAGTTTTTCAATTCATTGGGTTTATCAGAAGAAGCTGGGAATGCTGTAAAAATTTTAGTAAATAACTATGAAAGCTTGCAAAACACATTAAGCAGCACAACTGATGATGTTTCAGCTTTAAATGAAATGTTTGAAAAGCAAACAAGTACAGCAGAGTGGCAGTTTAGAAAATTAGTTGTTGTTTTAGACAACCTTAAGCAAACAATATACAGTGCTTTTAAAGATACATTAGGAAAATGGATTCAAAAAGCAGCTGTTTGGGTTCAAGGCCTTACGAGATGGATTGAAGAAAATAAAGACCAGTTTGTTGAATTAATAAGTGCTGTTGTAAGGCTTTTAGGAGTTATTATCGGATTCAATATCGCATTAAATATATTTAGCAAGTTAGGTTCAGTATTATCTGCTCTTACTAATCCTTTCACTTGGATATTGGGAGCAATTGCAGCAGTTTTCACAATGCTTGAAGATCAACAAAAGGAAGCTATATTTGAATGGATAGGCAAAGCTATAGACAATATAATTTCTTATGTAAAAGAGCTATTCTCATTATTGTCTAACGATGGATTTATGGCTGTATTACAAAAGATATTTAAAGATATTGGCAGTTTGTTTGGAAATATAGGCAACTTTACTATTGGGATAGCTGTTGAAGTTGTTAAATGGCTTGGAGACAAAATACCAGAATGGATAAATAAAGGTAAACAAGCTATTGATATGCTCATAGCTAAGGTTGATGAAAGTGGATTACCTCAATGGGCTAAGAATGTTTTAAAAGGAGCTTTAAATACAGCAAAATTAGCTTTAGAGTTAGCTGGTGATGCTTATGATTGGCTTTCTGGAATAATTGGTGCAACTAAAGAAATGTTTTTAAATATAAAAAATGGTGAAGATAGTCCCTTAAGTGCAGTATTAAAATGGTTATCTTCAATTGTAGATACAACTGTAAAATTTGGAATAAATATATTATCTGATGTTTTGGGTTGGCTTTATGGATTATTTGGGGCTGATTCAGAAGCAGTAGAAAATTTTAAAATAAATTTAGAAGGTACTGCATGGGAATGGTATGAAAAAATGAAAGAGTGGGAAGATAATGCAATACAGATTACATTAGACTTGTTGATGGGAAAAAATGAATTTGAAGATGGAACTTTATTTAATATAGGGCCATTCGGTGAAGAAAAGAAAAATGATGGTTGGTTAAAATATCTCATTCCATCACCAGAGATTTTTTTACCAGGTGGTTATAAAGGTGGACAATTTGATGTTGGTGGATATACAGGAGACGGGGGAAAATATCAACCTGCTGGGATAGTTCATGCGGGGGAATATGTTATTCCGCAGTGGCTTGTTAAAAAAGCTCCTGGACTTGTTGGAACGATTGAAAATGTCAGAAAACAAGGATACGCAAATGGTGGAGCTGTTGGATTTTTACCTGGTTATTTTGATGGTGGAGATGTTGTTGAATTATTAAAAAAATACTTCATAGGTGGGGAAGAAGATAGTGGAGTTAGTAAAGATATAAATACAACCACAGACACAGTTGGATATATATTTGATTTTGTTAAGAATTACATACCAGAGCAAGAAGAGGAGTTATCAGTTATTCAGCAAGCAGTGAATGAAATGCTTGGAATCCAAAAATCAGATGAAGAAAAACCAGAAAAAAGTAATGTAGAAAAAACCATAGATAAGTTATATACATTCTTTCCAGAAATGAAGCAGTATTACGATAAAGATAAAGGTGAAGCAGGTAATTTAGGTAAAATATTCTCTTTGGGTATGGCAGGGCAAGGGAGTATGAAAGATAACTTCCTTGGAGGTTTTGCTGGTTTATTTAAAGATTTAATAGGTCCTCTTGGAGAAGCTGTTGCAATGCTTTCAAATGTTCAAGCTCTTTTAAATCCAATAACAACAATTGTAGAAGGAATGATGACAATATTAGGGCCATTGATAAACAATGCTCTTATGCCTTTTGTCAATATACTTACAAATCTTGGTAAAATGCTTGGTACTTTATTAGTTCCTTTGTTAAATCCACTTTTAGCTGGTTTACAAGCTTTTGCAGCAGTATTAACATGGATGTATAACAAAGTAATAAGACCTATAGCTCAGGGGTTTTATATTGCTTTTGGAATGGTAGCCTCTGGGTTTAATGATCTTTATAATACTATATCTTGGTTTATTGGGGAAATTACTTTTGGAGCTATAAACATGGGTAAAAGAGCAGTAAAATCAATGGATCAAATCATAAAAGAAGCAGGAGAAAAATTCCAGGAAATTGATATCAAAAAACAAGACGAATATAACACAGAATATAAGAGTTCAGTTACTAGCTCTGGCCCAGAAAATGTTTATAATACTTTTAATATAAATGCTAATGATAGTTTTATTCAAGATAGTCAAGAAAAATTCAAAACTTTAATATTCAAACTAATAAAAGAATATGAAAAAGAATCAGGTTTAAAATTTGCAACTTAATAACGAAGCCCTTCGGGGCTTCTTTTTATGGAGGTATTTATATGATTGCAAGTACAGAGAAACCTAAACAAATAATAATTTTAAATAGTAAAGATGATATAAAAAATGGAAAGGTGAAAGTTAAGTTTGCTTTCAGATATTCAATAATTGAAACAACAATGGAGCAGACTTCTTTCAATGAAGAAACAGGAGAAGAAGTGATTAATGAAGTGCCAGCATGGGAATATAAAGAATATATTTCTGAACAAGAATTTGATTTATTTTTAAAATCGTCAATTCCAGATATATTAAAAAGTTTATACACAGAAATCAGCCCTAAGCTAGAAAGTTTAGGTGGATATGCAGATGTTGAATTGCCTCGAGAGTTCGATATTTAATGCGTATAATTTGTATTATACGAAGCAAAGGAGTGAGATAAATGGCTTTAATAAAAGAAGATTATGGCTTAATATACAACGATGATGGTAGTTTATGTGTAACTGTTAGAGATGATGATGTGCCTTTTGATGGTGTAAAGAGTTTTGCTGTTGAAGAAGGTACAGAGAATTTGTTTAGCGATAACTTTCTTTATATAAACAGTAGTTTTGAAATGTCGGCGAACGATCCTACTGGAAAATTTAAAAATGTAATTAAAGTTAATCCTGTAGCGGAGTCTGTGTATTTATTGAAAGATATAAATGTAATCCCAGGTGAAAGTTACTCAGGTCAAGTTTGGTGTTATGTATCTGAAGATTTTGATGGAGCTGGTGCCATAGGAATGCTAAATGAGCGTGATTTGAATGCACTGGATTTGATATATGATAAAAGTAAAAAAGGAACATGGCAATTATTAAAAAAAGAAAATGTAATAGCTACTTCAAATTATTCCTCAATTGCTAGATTATTATTATATGTATATAGTGGGTTTTCTACTGGATATGTTTTATTTAAAAATCAACAAGTTGAAAAGAAACCCTTTGCCACATCTTTTGTTGATGGGAGTAGACCAGAAGGTAAATTTGAAATACCAAATAATAATTATATTGAAAATAGAAGAATGATGAATAATGTTATTTCATTTTGGTTTAAAGTGCCTTTAATATTTTCAGATGAACAAAATGTTTCAGCTTCTACAAGCACCTACAGTATAGTTACTAATCAAACACATGGCTATTTATATAATGTTTCTTATGGATTTGATTTTGGAATACCTAAATACCCTCAAAGTGGTCAAGAATTAGCTTTTAATATTAGTACTGGCATAAATGCAAGGGATTTACATTTCATAAATGACCAAAATTATTTTGATAGATGGGTTTATGCGGTGATAATTAAATACGAAGAAAATGATATTGAATATTATTCATTATATCTTGATGGTATAAAAAAAGTAACGGATAGCGTTGGGAATGTGGCATCAAGATATGGAGACAATTATGAAAAATTATTGTTTAATGGTCACAATAGTACTTATCATGCTTTGCGTTCGAATTTAATCTCAAACCTTTTCATAGGCGAATACAAAGATAAAAATGGTAACGTAATATGGACAGATGAGTATATACAAGAAGTGTACGAAGCGAAGAAACCATTCAATACTAATTTATGAGTGCGTATAAGACTGATTATACGCATTTTTTTAATTGAGGTGATAATATGTTTCCTCCTATAAGCTATGATAATAGTTTTTTAGAATATATAAGAAAACCAACACGGAATAAAAAGATAATAGTTTTAGCTAAAATAGATGGCACAAACTTTTATGACATAAGTGAATATGTACAAAAAATAACTACGAATAATAAGATAGAACTCTTAGAAGATCCAGCGATAGACAACGCAAAGATAACAGTTGCAAACAAAAATAACATGTTTACTAAAACACAGTATAACGACGTTTTTGATCCAAGTGTTGGTAAATTAAATGGAACTGTAGAACAAGGTTATTTAAACAAAGAATGGGAAATAAAAATTTATGTTGAGATTAGTAATTTAGAGCAATGGGAAACAGCCCCAAGACTTCCAGAAGGAGCTATTGCATACTTTAGAAATACATTAGTCGATTTAGTAAATGGAATTACACCAGAAGGCTATACAGAACAACCAGAAGATGCAAATAAAATAGCTATACCTCTTTTTACTGGAATAAAGCCCGAGAATGGAATAACAGAAAAGCATAAAAAAGCAGAAATAGTTGTAAAAGATATATTGCATTATGCGATTAATAAAGAGCTTACATATCCTTTGCTATATCCAAATTACACACCAGAAAGTATAGTTTCAGACTTGCTAACAAGAGCTGGAATAGCAGTAGAAAATCAAGACTTTCAAACTCTTACAACTCCATTTGAAGTTTATATAACAGAAGAAAATGCAACTGTATGGAGAAATATACTTAAAATCATAAAAGGTACACAAGCAAGATTTTCGGTAACCCCTCAAGGGAAAGTAATTTATCGTACTAAGATAGAAAACTTTTATGATCCAGATGTAGCTCTCTCAATTGATTCAAATCAAATTCAAGAATACGAGCTTCTTGGAGATCAGAAATACAACAAAATAAAAGTTGAGTCAGAGGGTTATAAGATAGATACAGATATAACAAAAATAATTAATGTAGAACTACAAGATGATGAAAATAGAACAATAAAACCAGGTGAAATACAAACGTTTGAATTTGAATATAAATCAGATTTTGCAAAAGATGTAGCAAATACTGTGTTCATAAGTTATTCAAGTCCTAATACTGAAGGTATAGCTTATGACAGTGCTTTCAGTTTAAATGATTCAGACAGCAATATAAAGATCAACAAATTTGATATAAGACCAGATAAATTAATCTTAGAAATAGAAAACTTAAATACAAGCATAGATATACTCATTGATGCTCTTAAATTAGACGGTAGACAAATAAATAAAGTGTCATTAGAAAATCTCGTGAAAGTAAATAATACAGGCTTCCCAGACAAGGAATACGCTATAAAATCATTCTATAGTACTAAAGCAATGCTTTCAAATATTGCAGATGTAGCTGAGAATTTGATATCAAAAGATATAGTTTTTGAGTTGTCTCTAAATGAGTTTTATCCAGAGCTTTATGCTGGTAATTTGATTAATCTTACATTACCAGAAAAAGGAATTTCAAACGGTACATTCATAGTCAATTCAGTTACTCATAAGATAGAAGGATCTACATATAAAACAAACATTACAATAACAGAATACAAAGACGTAGTTTTTAATATAAATGACAAAGAATATGAAAAAATAAATACAGGAGCAGCTCCAGGAACAGGAGATCAAATTGATTTCATTCAAGGAGAAGTGGAAGAACTAAAAGGTGATGTAGAAGATCAGAAACAAAAGACCGATTTTCTTGATAGTAATGCACCAGCAAAACCAACCAATTTCTCTCTTCAAACGCAGTTTTTAAACAAAAGATCAGTTATAAAAATGAGCTGTGATGAAAACACAGAAACAGATCTAATTGGATATGAATTTCAATGGAGTTACGATCAAATAAATTGGACTTCTATACAATCAAAAGACAATTTAGCTCAAGCAGAAGTTCAAGGGAATATTACCGTTTATGCAAGAGTTAGAGCATTAGATGCAGAGGGAAATGCTTCTCTCTTTACAAACATCTTGAGCGTAACTACAGCAAAAGATTCAACTGCTCCTGCTCAACCAAGTGGAATAACTGTAACTCCTAATTATGCAGGTGTAGTTTTTAAGTTAGATAAAAACACAGAAGAAGATTTCAAAGAATATAAACTAACTATCAACACTGTAGAGTATGTATTTTCGAACAACTATATAGTGATAAGCGGGCTTCAACCAGAGACAACTTATAATTATTCTATTGTTGCTATAGACTATTCAGAAAACGAGTCCACTGCTGCAACTGGGAGTTTTACTACAGAAAGAAAAGCTGCTTCAGAAGAAGCTATTGATAACATAAACGGAAATATAACAAATATAAACACAGATATAAATACTATTAATTCAGATATTACAAGTTTAAATACTAATGTTTCCAATATAAATACAGATATAGATACAATACAAGTAAATATAAATGGAATGAATACTGATATAACAAACATAAACGAAAATATAACTAGTATAGAAACAACTCAAGGACAAATACAAACAACAGTTTCAAATCATGGTACAAGGTTAGATACAGCTGAAACGGATATAACTACAAACGCATCTCAAATTACACAAAATGCGGATGAAATATCAAGTTTGGTTACAAAAACTGGAGTTAATGATTTAGGAGAGACTGAAACATTAAGTTCTAAAATAAGCCAAAATGCAACATCAATAACTTCTGCAGTATCTAGAATAGATACAGCTGAAAATGATATATCAAACAATAACAATGCAATTTCAACTAATGCGACCCAGATAACTCAAAATGCTGATAGTATTACTCAATTAGTAACTAAGACTGGAATTAATAATCTTGGTGAAACAGAGACTTTAATTTCAGAAATAACTCAAAATGCTGACAATATAACATCTATGGTTGGAATATTAAATTCAACTCCAGGAGCAACAAATCAATATACAGCTATAAAACAAAACGCAGACAGTATAACTACAGCTGTTTCAAGAATAGATACAAATGAAACAGACATATCTTCTAATTCATCATTGATTACTCAAAATGCAACTTCAATAAGTTCGACAGTTCAAAGATTAAATGATGTAGACGGTAATGGTACAAGCATGGAAAACAGCATCTCTGCTATAGTTCAAAATGCGGATGAAATATCAAGCACAGTGGAAGGAATAAAATATAAATATGCTCTAAGTGTACCAGAAGGAGCTATTGCTTACTGGTCTGATAGTTTATTTGACAAAATAAACGGATTAACTCCAGAGGGTTACACAGAAACTTGGCAACCTTATGAAAAAACACTTTCAACCATCGCACAGCACTCAGATGAAATATCTCAGAGAATAGTTGCAAAGGACATGGATACAGGCGAAGTGCTTAGAAATACGGAATTATTGATAAGTGATGGAAAAATACAAGTGATTGCTTCCATGTTTGAAGTCTTAGGTGATGCTATAGTAAATGGAACTATAACAGCAGATAAGCTATCTTCTCTTATTTTAGAGGCAGGAAAGTATATCCAAGTTGGAGATATTAATAATGGGTATAAATTAGACGGTACGACAGGCTTAAGTAGATTGATAGGTGGTCAAGAGAAAAAAATACCTTCAATTTTACAAAGAGATATAGTAAGTTTTGATTCTAACGAGACACAAAAAGCTATCACCTTAAATCCTAATGCTTCATCAGAAAATTCTTATAACGTGATTTTAAATGCGGTGAATTTTAAATATTGGGATGAAAATTTTCAAACTCAACAAAAAAGATATTTAACTCAACATGTTTCTAATAAAAACGCTTCTGGTTTTGTTATTAATGCTTATACTGTAATCTCAAATACTAATATAAAAAGAAGTGACTCTGTTACTATTTCATCAGACAGTACATTTACTTTAGTTTCTAATTTACTTAATATATTAAAAGCAAGAGTTGTATATTCTAATCTAGAATTTTTATATGATTATGGAACAGCGACTTCAACTACAATAACAATAAGTAGAAGTTCGAGTGTTAATTCAACAACTTTTGTAACCACTCAGAATATAACAGTTAATTTTGGAAATGGTGGTTCAATAACTAAATCTAAATCCGTAAATCCTAGTATTGACTATTCATGGGAGCAAAAATCAGTAAGTCTTAACACTTATCCATTGGATACTGGTAAAATAAATTTAGGAACTTTTACAGGAAACGAGTCAGTTAAGCAAATAAGCATAGACTATGGTTATTTATCTAATTATAATTCTTCATCTCATACTCAAGATGATTATATAATATCTTTTGATTCAAATCTTCAAGGTACAATTGAAGTGAAAGTAAAAACAGAAAATTATAATGGTTACGAAGCAGATTTATATGCATATATTTATAAAAATTCAAGCTTAATCAAAACAGTTCTTATAAAATCTCTTGATTTTGAGCCAGATATAATGACAAACCACCCTTTTGATGTTTATTCAGTAGATTATACAAAAGAAACTAAAACAGCTCAAAATCCATCATATGCAGCATACTTAACAGATATATGGACTGGAGCTACAAAACAATCTGCTGAAGCAGATATCGAATATGTAGTAATAGGTTATTAATTAATCAAGTGATTGATTTATTAACGTGAAATTCTGATACAATATTGATGAATATTTAATAAAGCGAGGGTGATTATGTTGAAAAAAGTTATTTTTATTGGATTAATTGTTATTTTATTATTGTTATTATTAAGTTGTACAACTCAGAAAAATTTCGAGAATTCAAAAATAAAAAGCATTGAAACAATTGAAGAAAATACAGGAGTCAGGCTTAAAGTTATCTTTGATTCTGATTATCCTGTTCCAACTGATGATGTAAAGATGCTTATAAGAAAAAATGATTGGACCAAAACTTTTATTGGTAACGCGAACTCTGATAATACAGAATATACTTTTGAGGCTACTAACATTAACCCTGGAACACAATTTAATAGGAAAATATTTATTGAAGATAAAATTATATATGGTGATAGCTTAGGTGAATTTGAAACAAAAGTGACTTCTGATTCAACGCCACCAATTATAGTTGAGAGTAATTACAGTTTAGAAGAAACAGGAGATATGGCATCACCTTTAACTCTTGAAATTGACGAAAAGCCATCAGGAGTAAAAGAAGCATTGATAAAATTAACAAGAATAGATGAATATGGAAAATTTGAAGAGCCAAGAACTATATACTTAGAAAATGAATTAATGACATTTGAATGGAGTACAAATAAATCGATGAGCTATTTTTTAACTGATCCAACTCCGCCAAGCACATGGAACTACTATATAAAAATAATTGACAATTCTGGGAATACAACAATAACAGATATAGGAACTTTAACTCATACAAATTAAAAACAAATCAATCAAGAAGCCTTAACGGGCTTCTTTTTTTATAGTAAAGGTGGGATATTGATGCAGGAATGTAAGTACGAAAACACAATAAAGGAGTTGCAAATGAAAGATACAGAACAACGCATTATTCAACAACATCAAAACGAAAGATTAGATAAGTTAGACAAAAAATTAGACAAAATTGACAACAAATTTGATACTTTTATTAAGCAAATAAAAAATGGATACATCCCTCGCAGGACTATAGAAACTCTGAAGCAAGAAGACGAATTAATGGAAAAGATTGTAGGTGACATTATTTATAAAAAAATTGGTAAATGGGTTATGGCATTAATAGGAACAAACATTTTAACCCTGATTTTCTTTTTAATTGAAATGTTTGGAGGTTAAATAATGATTGACAAAGAGATATTTAAACTATGTAAAAAATTTGGAAGTGAATATGATGTAGATCCATATCTTATTTTTGGAATCATAAAAACTGAATCCGCTGGGAACGAATATGCAGACTCTGGATATGCAAGAGGATTAATGCAAATGAGTCGCATTGCTTTAAAAGATATTCAAAAAGATTTATTACACAAGTACAAATATTCAGATTTATTTAAGCCTGAGATTAATGTTGAGGTTGGAACTATATTTTTGAAAAAAATGATAACTTATTGGAAAAAGAAATACGATGAAAATTATTTGTCAATTTCACTTGCAATTTTAAGTTATGCTTGGGGGATTACAAATTCAATAAAATGGTTAAAAAGTGTAGCAGATAACTCTCAAATTGACGAGTCAATACCCGAAAAAAAGAAATATTACAACGAAAATGTTATGTTTTGGATGTCTTTTGCGAGAGAACGTTTTAACGCTTGATACACACTTTTATGTTCTCTGTAGATAGATTAATCGAAAAAATATAAAAAATTCTAAAATAAAAGGCTGATAAAGAGGTATTAAATTGAAAAGGAGTGATTTTTATGGAAATGTTCCAGGAAATAATTTCAACTGTGATTTTAGGTTTAATTTTCTATTTTGGTAACATGTTTCTTCAAAAATTTGGTAACTTGAAAGAAGATGAAAACAAAAATCAAAAATGGCAAGAAATAATTAATGTAATTAATGATATTGTTCTTGCTGTAGAAGAATCTTCAAAATTTAGAAAAATGACTTCTGAAGAAAAAAGAGAATATGCTTATAGGCAGGTTGCAAAATATGCAAATGAGTTAGGGATTTCTGTTGATGAAGAATTTATAAAAAATCTTATAGATGCAAATGTTAAAAAGATGAGAGACGAAGGCAAAGAATACAAAAAGGAGGCTAATGTATGAGTTTTGAGATGACATTAGAAAAATGGATATTGGTTATTGCAGCAGTTCTTGCTTTAGGTACTGGAATGTTTGTTTACCAATATGAGGAACAAGATCCAGCTATAGTAAATGAATATCAAGAAGAAATAACAGATGATGTTGAGATTAAAGATATTATTGTAGATGTTTCTCCAGGTGCTACAGAAAAAGAAGTTAGAAGTTGGATAAAAGAAAATTATCCAGATTATGAGATTATTGAAATTGCTTATTATGAAGAACAGAACAGATACCTTGTAAGAATAAAGGAGGTTTCTAAATGATTGCTCAAGCTACAGAGTTAAAACCAGGTGATTTATTACTTTTGAAACAAGAAAAGAGTATTGTTCACGCTTACCTTAGAGAACATTATGGAACAATTGTAGAAAATATAGCAACCGCGGTTACAGGCCAGCAATATCTACATGTAGAATTATATTTAGGTGAAGGTTGGATTATTTCTGCTACTGTAAATGGTGTTAAATTATCTAAATATCCTGTTAGAACTATTATAGATAATTTTGATATTTTTAGACCTAAATTTGATATAGATGAAGATTTATTGGTGTCATTAGTTGATGAATATCATAATAAACCTTACGATTTTACTTCACTTTATTTGAATATAATTAAAGAGATTACTAAGATATTTGGTGTAGATTTTGAATTTCCTTATGATACTAAGTTTATGCTAATATGTTCGGAAATGGTATCAAGAATCTATGAATCTCTTGGAGTATCATTCCATGATAAGTCTGAATATGTAACACCTCAAGAAATAGTTGATTCAAATCTTTTTGAGAAAATTTAAGGAGGGATATTATGATTTTTGGAAGAATGAAATCTGTTTATAAAAGAAATAGCGGGGAAAAAGTAAAGCATACATGGTTTCAAATAGGCGATTTTGTTTTCAGGCAAAAAGTCAAAAAAATATAAATAAAAAACGGATACTATTAATTTAGTATCCGTTAATATTTTCGTTGAGCGCATCCAATGAAAGAATCGGAATTAGCCCACAACCCTGGAGGCAACGAAGGGCAGCCAATCTAAACTCAATATTAGTCTTTGCAGTACGACCGAAACGTTATAATTCATTAAAATTTTGTATTGTGCTTATACTCGCATTTAACTGTATTTTTATATAATTATCTTCTTTGATTATTATTTTATTTATTATTTCTTTAAGTAGTTTTTGTTTTTCTTCTAATGAGCCATCATCTAATATCTTTCTTGTAGTTTCAATCATCTTTTCAACGTTTTCTTCTGAAAATTCAAATCTTTGTGTTTGTGATTTTAATTTTATAATATTATTTAATTCGTTAAGTTCTTTATTTTTAATAGCCATTTGTTCTTTTATATCTTCCATTGTAATTGTGCCATCTTCAATCGCTTTTATTAATCTTTGCCTTCTTTCTTGTATTTCTTCTTTTTTTTCAAATAATTTTTTTAACTCTGCTTCTTTATTATCTTTTTTTACTGAATAATATTTATTTATATTATCTTTAACTTTTTTTATATCGATATTTTTAAATAATTCATTACTTAGATAACTTAACACAAATTTTTCTACTTTATTAGCATAAATTCCTCTATAATGATCGGGATTTAATCCATTCTGTTTTTGCCTTTTTATTTTATTACAAACATATTGAGCGTTTTTAATTCCACCAGCAGGAGACATTACCGATCCACATTCATCACAAACCAGTAAATCTCTTAATAAATATTCTCTTTTTCTTCGTTTATTAATTCTTCTTTTACTCATAGATTTTTGAGCTTTTTCCCATAATTCTTCTGTTACTATAGCTGGTATTGCATTAGGCACTACTACAGCATCATCTCTTTTTATGTGTAAAGTTCTATGATTACCTCTACTCCACACAAAAGTACCTTTATATTTGGGGTTGTGAACAAGATCATATAAAGTAGAATAATTCCACTTGTTACCCTTCCTATTTCTTATATTTTTATCATTTAAATGCTTTGCTATTTTAGCAGGAGAATTACCTTCTGCAGCTAAATCATAAATAATTCGTACTATTTTTGCTTCATTTTCGTTGATTTTATATACACCTCTAGTTTTCTTACCTGCTAAATTTTCTACTTTTACCCTTTCAATATCATAGCCATAAGGAGGATTTCCTCCCATAAAAAATCCTTTTTGAGCTATTTCTCTTGATTTTACACTTATTTCTGCTTTCATGTTTTTTAAATACCAATCAGCTACAGAAGCCATGATACCAAAAACTAAATCACCACTTGCTCCTGTTATATCTTCTGATACAGAGATCAACTTAATTCCATTTTCTTCTAAAAGAGATTTGTAATGGCCTGCGTCTTTTAAATTTCTCGCAAACCTATCAATTTTGTGTACTATAATAGCATCATATTTTTTCTCTTTTGCTTCTCTGATCATCTTTTGAAATTCTTCTCTTTCATCATTAGATCCACTTCTACCTCTATCGATATACTCATTTACTATATTTATGTCGTTCTTAATAGCATAAGCATAAATCTGCTTTAACTGAGCATCAATAGACTCATCATTCTGGTTCATACTTGAATATCTTGCATAAGCAGCAGCAATCATTCTAAATCATCCTCCCAATCGTCATAGTTTTCAATAATTGAGTTATCCCCCAGTTCGTAAGCTTCATCTACAGCGATAAGAAACTTATAAAAGTCTAAATATTCAACTTGACTTAATCCCATATCGCCACAAATCTTATAATTCATGTGTTTTAGCATTTCTAAATCACCCGCGTTGTTAACTTCAACAGTAACCCTTACAGCCATAAAAAACCACCTCCGATATTATTTTAATAAAAATCAGAAGCTTTAGAACATAGATGAAAATATACATATGTATTATACCACAAATTTATAATAAAAAAGACTCCTTAATTGGAGTCTTTAAATCATTTTTTTATATTTTCTTTCTATAGTTTTATTTTTCCTTACTTTATCTTTTATTTCTTTTAGTATTTCATTATTTATCATACCTTTTTTATCTGCTTCAATAGCTTGTTTTTTATCCAATATAAAAGCTTGCGAAGTATTTATTATAGTATCTTTGTCAAAAATATTATTATGGCTGGGGTCTTCTCGGTATATATAGTGAAAATCACATTCTTCTAAAATTCCTTTTTCTAATCTTGAAGTATACTTATCAACTTGAGATGTACCAACTACCAAAACAATTAAATCATCATTATCGGGAGAATGATTTAAAATGATATAATAATGAGAATCATTTCTTAAACCTTTGAAAAAATTACCAAAATCAAATTTTCCATAAATGACTAATCCAGATTTTAAAAAAGAGTTCAAAAAATGCTCATGAGTTCATCTTGCAAAAACTCTTTATTTCCTTTTACTTTATTTTTATTGATTTTATTATAAGGATCTTCTGAGAAACTAAATCTTTTAAGAATATTAAGACCATTATCATTAGGATCTTCGAAAAAGTCTAAAATATCCATATCAAATCTAGATCTTCCTGCTTTTTCTATCAAATCTCTATATTTTGACCATTCTGGATAAGCATGAGTTATTTCAGCTAATTGAAACTCATTAAAAATAGAAAAATATTTCAAAGCAAAATTTAAACTCTCTATATCTGATTCTGAAAATTCATCTTCATCAAATTCCTTTATTGATTTAATAGTATAATTATTGCTTTTTTTAATAAATTTATTGTAATATGATTTTTCTTCTTTGGGTATCAAATCACCTTTAATAGAAATAATATCTTTAACTTCT